TTTATAATTCTTCAAAACTATTCGGGTCGAATATTGAGTTGCTTTAGCTGTCATATCTATCTCTTAATGAATTTTACCACAACAACTTTTACTGGTGGCGTTGGTGGAGTTGGAGGGTTCAACTTTGAACGAAGTTGAACCCTTTTAAGTCGCTCATTATATTCTAAAATTAAGCTCATAGCCTTAGTTTGATAAAATATAACCGATCTTCAAAATGATGTAGGTACTGTTTGCCGAAGGAGTATAACCTGCCGGCAATGATACCTGAACCGGAATGTGAAATGGGATCGGAATAATTACCAGGTTCGTAAATAAATCTTGGGCAACAGATGCTTTTACTCCAGTGCCAAAAGTCAACGATAAAATACCCTCACGCTTCAACTCGTTTGCTGTTGATATAACCATTGCAGCATTATCGGAGATAGGTACAATTACATCGTTATAAAAATGTACATCGATCGTTTTTCCAGCCAATCCGGTATCGTTGGTAAAGGCTTTAAAATTTATGATGTTGATGTTTTTTCCTGCTTCGTTTTCACTGAGGATGAATTTGTTCAATGCATCAGTAACATCGGCAATTACATCATTGTCTGAATATACTGTAACATTGGCCGGTCGGGTTATTTTCAGGTTTTGTCTGCGGAGCTGATCCATGGCGTGTTATTTATGAGTTAATGTATGGTCAAATATAGATTTGGTCGATAATTTTAGAAAGGACAGAATCTATTCCACCTTAAACCCTTTAATCTCGGTTGTGCCAATGCGATCGATAAATATATCACAACTCATTTCTTCGATCAGGAATTCGCCTTCGCGGGTGCGGTACTTGTTGCAGATGTTGTAAATAAGGTGACGAAGTATATTTACCGGTAAATCAAAATCGCCGGTTACAGGTAGACGGTTTGCCCAGAACGGATTCCAAAGTTTCCAGAATTTGGGAAATAATCCAATTTCGGGTTTTTCGTATTCAAAACTTAATTCAGTTGTTTCGTTGCTTCCTTTTGATCCGTCAGCATCCTGAATAAGTAATCGTGGTGAAAATGCCTGTGTTTTTGACTTCCAGGCATTCATATTTCCTTGCTGACGAACAATGGCCATCTGTCCAAATCCCTGATTAATTCCCCATGTTGATGACCAGTTGCTTTTTATTTCTTCTACTTCATCACGGCCATACATATAAAACCCATTTTGCAAACCAATGCTTAACTTTTCCCATCCAAACGTATCGTAAAATAAGGCATCAAGCGTTTGAGAATCCGTTTTTGAATTTGTAATCCATTTATATTCGTAAAAAGCATTGACTGATTTTACAAATCGAATATCACTTTCTTTTGGATTTGCGACAAGTAATAACAGTGAGTAATTTTCAACCGGTTCGAGTATATTGTCGCGCCGATCGCTTAAATCCTGAAATTCTTCAGAAAATAGCAAATCATTACTGTCGTGTTCCCTGATAAATTTTAATGCAACATTTTTCTTTTCGCCAATGGCCCATGTTCCTAAGAAAAAAACATTCAAATCGATGGCTACACCCGAAAGAATCTCATCTCTGGAGTATGCATTTATGGTATTGTTGGGCAAAAAGTGATAACAGATATTCACCAGATTTTGAGTTGAGAGCAGGAGATCTCCAACCTTCATTTTGGGTAAACTATTTTTAGGCACAACCTTTAAGCCTTCAATCCAACGGATATAGCTGTATAATTTAATACTTATTGATGTTTTTACATCCGATGAAATTGGGTTTCCGTTTGTGTCAACCCAGATTAAATCACCAGATATTTCAGGTTTATATTCAATACCTATAATTTCTCCGGTTTGATCGAAATTCATTGCTGTGATATCGTAATTATTATAGATGCAAAGTTTTTTCAGCACACTATCAGTGGCTAATTTATTTTCTATAAGATGATATCCGTTCAATTTCAATGCCTTTGAAATAATATAATTGAGATAAAACATTGGAGTAACAACCGAAACTTCTCCAGTATCGTAAGTATTGTTTTTTTGTTGAAGGTTTCGTAGACTAATGATCGATTCAAGCAATTTTGTAGTTCCGTTATTGTCTTTGATGTTAATTATGCTCTGTACTGATTTATTGTACAGATATGACATCAATTCCAGTTCGTAAGTTTCATCTTTAGTTTTACCAGGTCTATCCGGATCTGGAATCGTAACTGTTCTTTCAATCATTACTCCCTTATCCTTAAAGAAGTTTGAATTTGCAAATGGAAACAAACAATAGGGATCTGTATCCGGACTGTATGCTGTTTTATTTTCAAATGCCATTTCTTCGGCAAACTCCGGAAACTCCAGAATGCTGCGCTCCTGTTCTTTTTCACCCAGCACACCCACCTGATCGATTAAGGTAGCCTCGTATGCATCTTTTGATGAGCTGGTAATTGACAGCGTACCGGCCATCAATAATACACCACCAAAACGAACTTCGAAGCCCGGGAACTTTTGATCGTTACCTGCACGGTATTTGGTGAACCGCTCGGGGTTGCCAAACAACTGCCGGGTGTATTCGTTGATTGGGAACGACATTCCCAGACCATAACCGCTTGGTATTTTCTCGAAATCGACAACCGGACTTTTCCATGTTAAACGCATCGAGAAATCGGTGGGCAACGGAATGACTTGATTATTGAGGGTAAGTGTGAGCATGCAATGGATTAATCAAAAGTAAACGTAAGCGCTCCTGCTGCAAACTTTGGAGTAATACCTGCCGATACGTATAAATCAGCAGTTAATTGCACCCACGCAATTCGATCGGCTTCGGTGCTCCCGGTATTGTTTTTCCAAACTTCAACATATCGTACATTCTCTGGCAGTGCAGAACACGCACCAAAAATAGCATCTGCTGAATTTTCGGCCACATTATCGGTTACTGTCCATCCGACTGAAGATCGTACAATGGCTATTCCTTTTGCAACATAACCGGAATAGGCGCATTCAGTGCCAATGGTAGCATCATTGGCAGCTGATGCATCGGTGCAAAGGCGTAAGTATAGGTTTCCGGGAACTGCTGAAGCTAAAAGGCCACCAGCATCGCCAATACCTGCAAGGTTAATATTTTGAAACAAAAGTTTCAAAATTGCATTTTCAAAAGTGTCTGAAGCGTTCATAATATGATTATTTATAAATTAGGATTTATTATATACATAGTTGGATTACAAACAAGGAATACACGGTCTTTAGTGGAATCATAATAAATAGATGTTACATATTGACCAAGATAAGGAACTGAAATATCGAGAATATCTGCTGGATTAGAAATATTTACAATATGCATCCCTGTCCAATAAACAGCGTAAAATGCATAGTTACCGTAGACAGACACATCATATCCAGGTGATCCAAGTGTTATTGAACTTGCTAAAGATAAACTTGCTGGATTTGATATATTTATTACTCTTGCTGCCTGCGTATTAGAATATTTAGCTACAAAAGCATAATTTCCGACTACTTTTATTCCTAGATAATCATTACCTACATCAAAAACACTAATTAAAGATGGATGTGCACGATCTGAAACATTTACTGTACGAAATCCATTTTCTCCAACATATGCAACATCTCCAACAACACAAACAGAGTTACAATTTAAACCAGATACTCCACCTTTATATGAACCTACAATAACAGGAGCGGATTCTGTTGAAATATCAACTATTTGTAATCCGTATGAGCCGCAGGCGCAATAGGCATAGTTTCCGTCAACCCAGACATCTGGTCCACTATAAGTTGGCAAGACACACGAGCCAACAAGTGTTGGTGAAAGAGGATTAGTGATATTGTAAATAGCTAGATTACCACCTATAATATACAGCCGATTCCCTCTAGTAAATAAGTCATACGATCCTTCTGAAATGGTATATTTCCATATTGGATTTGTAGTGTCCGTAACATCAAATATTTTAGTGCCCCATCCTCCATCAGCAACATAGGCGTAATTTCCACTAACTCTAACAGTTTTTGCATTTCTAAGGGAGTCATAACGTCCGACTATTGCTGGGTCAACTTTAAATTTTGCGCTTCCATCAAATTTCAAAATGCCAGATGACTCCATAGTGCCATCTGCAATAATTTCACCTTCTCCTTCTAAACTTAATTCAACAGAAACCTCCAAAAGACCATCTCCTTCTGATTCTGCATCAGTGTTTAATTGCATCGCGGCATCAGCTTCTAATTTGCCATCGGCTGTTAAGTTTGCTTCAATATTTAATTCCATTGTAGCTTCAGCTTGCAATATTGATTCTCGTTCGCTCAAAACACAGCGTTCGAAACACAGATGGATGCGCTTATTTACTTCTGGCATTCCGGTTATAGTTGCGTATAGTATATTTGAGCCATTAACACCAATGGTAAGAGTTATACCGGGATCTGTAATCAGATCGCTTTGTGAAATCGCAGCAACAGCATCGGAATAATCGAAACTCAATAGACTCATCAGGGTAATGATGGTATTGGTAATTTTATTGCGAACCATCACCACGGCCTTAAATTCGCCAGTTTGCTCTTTGTAAGGAATTACGGTCCACGACGAAAAGACCGTTTCCGAAACGTTGGTGGTATTTTCAATCAGGAAACTTTCGTGGTTGTTTCCATTGATTGTCTTAACAATTTCAGGGATGGCCTGATTAATTGGCTTTCCGTTAATTTCGAGTTTATGGGTATGCTTGCCTCCGGCTACGATATTACCTGTTGCTTCTGAAACAGTATCCGGAAACTTAAAACCAACTGGGTTCCAATGATCCGTATCCCACTCTTCCAAACCATTTTCCGGAGTCCATTGCAGGGTTCCGTTTTCAGGAATAGCGCCTTCAACACCAGCATCCCAAGCGCCAATTTTGATGGCGTTCAGGAATTTAAAAAAACCGTTTTTATAAATTTCAAACACGTTTGAGCGGTTATCTTCATCGGGTCCGTTGCCCAGGGTAAGCAATAAATCGGTCGAGATCCATTCTTCAGCATTTTGATCTTCAGGAATAATATTGTAAGCGCCCAATACAATTTCCATAAATGATTTGGTAACGGCGCCCTGTCCAATAGTAGTGGAACGGTTACCTTCTAAGAGGTGATCCTGACCTAAAGCCTGGGCAAAGTTAATGTCACGCGAAAGTTTGTTCCGGAGCCATTGGTCGATGGGTTCGCCCAGCTCGTCGAGTTCAGTGGTTGACTTGTATTTTTCGGCGTACAGGCCGTAATACTCACGCCAAAGGGAGTCGATTAACTCCTTCATGCGTGGATCACGCCACATGGATTTTAGTTCGCGGCGACCTCTCATCGGTGTGCCTCCAGTACTTTAAGCGTTAAACTTTGGAGATCTTCTTTGCTGTCGTAGGTAGTGAAATCGCCACTTTCAATGATAACAGGAATCCGTTTTGTTGCATCGTCGGGATCCACCATCCATCGCTCCCGGGCTTCCAGAAAATCACGGATAGTAATCAGTTCGGTTCGGGTTTTAAAGCCGGTGTTTATTTCCCATGAGCGTTGCCCGGTTGCCGATACTGTTTTGATGCTGGCAATATTGCTACCTGATCCAACTGCTACCGGACGGTAAGCGGTTTCCGATTCGGTCTTCACGCCTTCGGTATGTTCGCCGGTTAACCACAGCAAGTCGATTCCCGACAGCGGATTGGTATAAAAAAAAGTAAACGACCGCTCGTAGTATTTATGGTCGACTACGTATGTGCGATGCTCCGAAACGGTTCCACCAGCGTCGGTCACCCAAAATTCGTAATTATCAACGGTTGACATCTCAATTGTATAGCTCCAGAAGTAAGGCGAAAATACGAACCCAACCAGAGCGGTAATGTCCCAAATGGTATGGTTCTGGGTAATTGTAACCGGATCGGTTTCTGGATCAATAAAATTCACTTTTAAGTGAATGGTGACATCGTGTGAACCTGTCCAGCGGCTTTGATACCATAACATAGGGTAATGAACCGGTGAAACTCGCTGCGGATTGGGCTGATGGGTCAGGAATTTGCCTCCCTGAATAAATTCGGAATCGAATGTTTTGGCAGCGTCGTTAAGTAAACCTAATTCGTGAGCGCGTAACCGGCCCTTAATTACTTTGAATGCATTTTCGGCAGGCGTTGTCCATTCTTCCTGACGGTCGCCATTGGCATCGGTCCATACTTCACCAAGTTCGATGGTAATTTTGCGGGTAACGTCGTTTTCAATAACTGCACCAGTATGAGGATAAGTAAATAAATATTGAGCCGGAAAATCGACCAGTCCGGAAATGTCGAAAACAGAGACCAGGTTGTTGGGTGCAATTTCTTCGATGTATGGTGAGCCTTGCAATTCAACGTTTCCCATTGATTTGCAGGTAACTTTTAGCGCTAATTTATGGTTGAGCCGCGTGGCTGAAGCGGTCAGGGTGATTTGTATCGGGTTACCTGTTAAAAAATTGGCTCCTGTTATGGTATGGGTAACGCTCATTTGATTTGTGTGTTATAAATTATGAATGAAAGATATTGCTGTTCTGCATCTGCTGAAAGGACAGGTTTAGCCTTTCAGCCCACCTTTAGTCACTTTATTATATAGGTTTTGGCGGCGCTCGAGCAGTTCGATGGAGATAGCGGGATCCCAGGAGAGAAGCCGTTCGATGGCGTATGTAAGTTTTAGCGCATCTGACGCAGATAATCCGCCTTCGACTGCTGCGCGCTCAGGCAGCGAACCGGCTGATGAGCTTGCTGAAGCAAACCCTCCGGCTTGCATACCAGTTGCGCCCATGCCCATTGATGCCATTACTGCAGGAAGATTTAGAGTTGCAGCTTTACCCTGCTTTTGTGCCAGATCGATTATTTGATAAACCTTACGGATGGATGGATTACGGACTGTAGAAGCAGAGCCAATAAACTCGTTGGCATGGTATGTACCCATTGGCGTGGAGTCGGAAGCAGATGTTTCGGCAAAACCACCGGATTGTTTGGAACCTGATTTTTTTGTCAATGCGCCTCTTACTCCTTGGTAGGCTGCTTCCATTGCTGCAATGGCTGCAACTGCTGCTGCAACTTTCCAGAAACGACCAGTAGCGGCTCCCAATGCTGCATCAATCATAACCTCTGCTTGTTTGACCAATAAAAATTGGTGAAGCGCATCCAACGACATTACTAAAGCCGCTTTCAGATAGTCTTCCATTGTCGCCTTCTGGTCGCTTAATAGATCGCCAAATGTTTGACCCATTGCAGAGGCGAAATCAAGATATTTTTGTTTGCGCTGCTCCAATGATTTTGCTTCATCATCTTTCAGTTTGTTCAATAAATAGATAGACTCATTTGTTCTCTTAATTAATTCATCTAATGCCTGATCTTGAATCTTCGCTTCTTCAGCCTGAGCGGAGTCATTTTCTTTGTAAAAGTCAGACATCGTTTTTGCAAATTCAGAATTTGCATTTTTTTGAGCTTCAATACGTTTCTGGTTTATCTGGTTGTCGACTTCTACAGTACTTTGTCCGTATTGCTCTAGCAATGCTTTTTTCAGGATCAGATAGGCCTGTTCTGCAGCTAACTGTTCTGCCTGAAACTTTTGTTCTGACATGCCCTCATTGACGTACTGATCGGTCAGTTTCGAAAGTCGTTCATTATTGGCCTTATCCAGTATTTGAATAGCTTTATCGGATGCATCCTTTCTTGCAGCGATTTCTTCAGCGATGATTGCTTGTTTTTCAGAGGATGAAGCTTTTTGCAAACGACGAGTTTCTTTCTCAAATTCGGCATCCTTATCAAACTCTTCTGCTTTCATTTTTTGCAATGCCTGAAATGCTTCTTCGTTTTTATTTTCGAATTCAGCAAATGCAGCGTCTTTTTCCATTGCCGAAGCCAACTGTTTATCATCTATATCTAACCATTGTTTGAGTTGAGCTTCTTTTTGAGCCATGGTCAGCTTACTGTTATTAATCTTTGATGCCAGATTGGAAACTTCGGCTGCAGTACGTTCTTTCAAAAATCCTTTTTCAATGGCGTTAAATTCAATTTCTTTAGCCATTGCCTGATCAATCAGATCGCTTTTTTCCTTGGAAGTTTTATTGGCATCTTTCGATGTATTCTTTAACTTTTCAATTTCAGCCCTCAATTTTGACATGCGAGGCTGAGCTGCAGCTTCACGATCGGCAATGTCATCCATTATTTTTGCATAGTTCCAACCAGCATTGGTAACATCAACTATTGCTTTACCGATACCTCCAAATGCATTTTTTGCATTCGCTTTTACTCCTTCCCAATCGAATGTCACTATCGACCAAAGCATTTTATAATAACTCATTGCCCGGTCGATCAGGATATCCATGATATTCGAAATGGCCTTAAACGTTCCTTCCATGGCCACTGCTCCCGAGTCGGTGCTGGTAAAGGCCTTATAAAGCAACATCAGTCCACCGACTATAACGGCAATTGTTGCACCGATCGGATTGGCAACCAATGCCCATAGCGCTTTACCCGTACCCTGAATACCCTGAATAACTGCTCCGATTGGACCAGGTATTGAAGTTAGACTGGTACCTAGGCGACCAATAAAACCTGATGTAGTTCCAATTGTCCCGCGTACCGTTGACATTTGCCGCTCGGTGGCTACCAACTGGGTATTGAGTTGCTCCCATCTGACCGGATCGGCACTTTGGTTCATGCTGCTCAATTCGCGTCGAAGATTCAAAGCCTGAACTTTGAGTTGCTTCATTGACATGTCGGATAATCCGATTGTCTTCCGGAGCGCATCCATTTGCGAATTATTGGTTTTTATCTCCTTGCTATTTTCGGCAATGGCAGCTGTTACCTTTTTGTATTCTTCGCTGCTCTCTTTACCCAGTGCTTTGAGTTTTGCCTGCGATATGCGAAGCCTGTCGTTTTCGTTGGATAACGTTGATGTTTTCTGAGCCAGATCGCTTAACGATTTCTGGGCTTCGTTAGATCCAATTTGCACTTCGGCACCGATGATGTCTTTTTTTAAGCTCATTGTTCAAGGGGTTTTTTATATGATTCGCGTATCATGTCGAATATTTCTGTCTGAACTTTTTGAGTCAAACCATAGCGGAGAGTTCCAAAGATGTAGCCATATACATAGCCCCAAAGCGGCTTATTGTAAACAGGACCATACACTCTCTTTTTCTTTCCTAATGCTGTTATTTTAATATCTAGGAAACGAAGATCGAGCAGGTAATCGAGCTGTAAAACGGCACCATCGCCCATATTCATTACCCTGAATGATTGGTTCATCAGGGAGTCGACAATATGCCCGGTGCGATAGTTGTAAAAAGCATCGACACGATCGGCCTGCTCGCTCATAATTTTGGGAGCTGCATTGCGCAATACCTGTGCAGTGAATTCGGAATAGAGTTGACCTCGTATAAATTTATCGGAAATCATGGATCCAGTTATTTACTGAATCAAAGATCGGATGCGGATAGATTTGGCGAAAGGACATAAAAAAAGCAGCCCGAAAGCTGCTTTAAAATTATGAGTTATGAATTATGAGTTGCGGATGATCATCCAGGTTAGTTGAAATGTCATTTTACCGGGAGCCGGAGCGTAGTGATAACCTGCAGCGGATAGGGCATCGAATATTTGTTCGTCGTTGACTTTTGCACCGGGATGAAACTGATTAAGCGCTTCAACAATTTCGGAAGTACTTAAAAAGTCGGTAGCATGGGAAATATCAGTTGCAGGAGCATACCAGTTCGCAAACTGGCTGATGATTTGGGTTAAAAATTCAGATTCTTCCATTATGGTTTTTTAAGCTTTTCCATATAATCGCGCAAATTAGATAAATCGGCCATGGCTCGTGCGGCTTTAATTTGGTCAATATCGCGGCTAAGCATGTGAAATATGCCACCAATAAAGCAAACGATATCAGCTAAAGTATCACGATCTGCTTGTATCTCGTCGTTATCGTTGTTTTGCATTTTACGAATGTAGTCTAATAATTCAGTAGTTAAAATTGCCCCTTCAATTTCAATGTTGGTTTTTACTTCTTGATTTTTCATACTTTTGAAGTGTTAAAAGTTGTTTTAATGAATCCTCCGGCCAGTGCTGCAAACACTGGAGCACCGGGGGATTGTTTTTTTTACATGGTTAATTGCAATAGTTTGGTATCTAAATCTGCCAATTGTTTTTCATACTCTTTTATTTTCAATTTAATTGTTTCGCGGCGGTAACCTGCCGGCAGCGGGTTTTCTTTCTCCAGTACCCTACGGCAACTATATACCAGAGTCGTTCGGTTTTTATGGAGTTTCCACATCAGTTGTTTGCGTTTATGTGTAAGCTCATCGGTTGTAAGCGCTGAGCTTTCTGCAATAGCCACCATTTTTTCTATTTCATCAATTGGGTAGTGTATGGGTTCAATAAGGCTTAACCTAACTTCGGCCCATTCGATTGGATTCGTATTGATGCAAAGATTTTTGAACCCGTTTTGCTCCGACATGTAGGCTTTTAACTGACGCTGAAGATCGAGCGCCCTGTTAATGTTTATGGTAAAATTTACCAAATCTTCGAGTTGCTGATTACGGGCTTCGCTGCCATTGAATAAATAATCGAATACTGCAACTTGGTACTGCATGAATAATTCCTGTAACTCGATGCGCACAATCTGCACATTTACCATCTGAATCCAACGTAAAAACGCCTTTTTTCCTACACATAACCGCAATCTTTTATCACCAAAAAGCAACTCGTCGTACTTTTTTGTGCTGTCACTTTGGCAAATAATGTCTTTTGAAATGGCTCTTTGTTGATTTCTAAAGCTTATTCCAAAAAAATCACAAACTGGTTCAATAAAGATTCCATCATCTTTGCTTTTTAAAATTGTCGTGTTCAATGCTAATTCTAAATTTTTATCCATGACTTAAATTTTTTGTTTGTACAAATTTAAGTAATAATATATTATAATATCAAATATTATTTAATATTTATTTTTAAGAATTAAATATATTTTTACCTTTGCTAATACATTATAATATAAAGGCAATGACTAAAACGATTAAATCAATTACGGTTGATGATGACATTTGGGAAAAGGCGAAGATTCAAGCAGAGAAAGAGAATCGCACACTAAGCAATTTCATTGCAACGATCTTAAAGACGTACCTTGATAAAAAGGAAAAAGAAAACCCAGCCGAATAGCTGGGTTTTCTGTTGGGTATAAAGTGAGAATTATCACTTTATTTTTTTGTTATCCAAATTTTGGATTTAATGTATACTTCTACATCTCCATTTGCATTTACTTTCTTATCGTTTCTTTTGATATATGTCTCAAGCCTAACTAACTCAGATAAGCTTTCCCAATCGTAGCGATAAAAAGTAGCCTTCTCTAAATGTGAAAATTTATTCCCTTCAGTATTTTGCGGCAATAAACCTAAATTTTGATCGAAAGCACCTTTAATTTTATTAGCTGCCTGAACTGGCTCTGAATATATTGTATCATTTCCATTAATGTTAGCCGCTAAAATTTCATAAAATATTGTTCCTGTGTTATCTTTTTCAGGTCCTTTAACTATAAATGTCTTAGATAAACTTTTAATTGCTGAATCTGAATTTAAAATTGGTTTTGAACAAGCAAATAAACAAAGAATTAAAAGCGATAATAATAGTTTTTTCATTGGATTGATTATTGGTTTATCCCTGCAAGTTAAGCCAATTGAACGAAAGAAAAAAACGGAGATTTGCGAAAAGTGAAGACCCCAGCAGCAGGTCGCCAAACCACTCAAGGAAATACCGAAGTATTCCAAAAGATGCCACTGGGGAGAATCTTTACTTTTGGAATTCGGTAATTATTTATAAGAGTGTGTTTGGCATTTCAAAGGTAGAAAGAAAAAGGGAAACAACGATACGACCTGATTTAAATGGATACTTCTTTCCTCTTAAAGACAAAATATTCCAGAGTTTCAATATAGGTCGAAACGTATTCCCAACCATTTTTATCCATATAATTCAGAATTGAAGCTTCGTTCTTAAACTTCAGTTTTTTGCCACTTATTTCATCATAGAAATCAAATGTTTCTTCGTTGGACTGAATCTGTAAAACGGATGGAGAAAGATGTGATGTTATTACAATACAATATTTTCCGGATAAATTTTTTAACTCACCAACCTCTCCTGAAGTTTGGTTTTTTACTTTTTGTGCAAAAGTTATTGTCGGTAATAACAATAACAGCATAAGTAGTTTTTTCATTGATTTAATTTTGGTTTAACATACTGCAATATAAACCAATTTTATACCATATCAATACCCGTTTTAGAAAACATCATGGAGAATCCGGTGGCGTTCTGCAGTTCGCGGGCATACCATGGATTTATCTTGTGCGGAAAGCTGATTTGTTTTACAAATGGATGGTACTTCGAATCCTGAATCATTTGTTCGCGAACCTTACGCGTTAAATTCAGTAATTCATCTTGAATCAACAGTATTTCTGCCATATCGTATTTATCCGGATCAATTTTGCGGGCAATGATGATCCCAAACTCAATCTCATCATTCAGACGCATCACCTGGTCCTGTGAGCACGATAACTGTCCATAATCCAACAGCATAAATATACCTGCAGTATCTTCAATGCTTTTCTTCAACTTATCTTCGTTTGCCGAAAATAGTAAATTTCGAATTTCGGGAATAAGTGAATGCGTTTCAAGCGCAATAAGTTCGTTGTTTAGATCAGTATAACCGGTAATGTCGGTTTTGCCAGTACGGAACATGGAAGAAATTACCCCATCGAGTCTCGGGAATTTGGCGAAGTACAAAAAGGCTTCGCGCAATATGCTTGGATGTAGTTGAATGCTCATATAATTTGATTGATTTTTGAAATGGTTAATCCGGTTAGTTCAGCAATTTTATCGATGCCATTTCCCTGTTTGTGCAGACTAACCACATTGTTGACCAGATCGGAATACATGATCTCGAAGAATTTAACCAGGTTGCTGTTATCGATATCGGCATAACCCGATTTAATGAGCGAATGGGCCACGGTACCCAATCCAAGGGTGTGCTTTGGTTTGGTTGTTTGTGCCGGATCGGGAGCGCTAAATAGGATGGAGTATTTTGTCCTGGTGGTGAGAAATGTCTGGATGGCATTGAAATTGATGAAAATAGCATTCTTCGTTTCCATATCGAGCCAACCGAGTGTTTTGGCTACCTGCCCGGCTTCGAGTGTGCTGTAATATTTGCTTTTCCCTGAATACAAAATGGCAACCAACATGTTGATCAATGATTCTTTGCCGGTTTCCTGAATCTCGAGCGCCACCATTTGAGCATTGATGAACTGTGACGTGGTGAGCGACGTGGTCAGGATGTTGTCGTCTATATCGAAAGTATAACCTTTAAAAATGTGGCGACGGCGCCCAATGACCGGGATCAGGTTTTTAGCGAATACAATGTCGGGAATAATGGTTTTAGCCGATTTTGCAGCCCAACGCATTTCCGGTGTTTCTTCCAATTCTTCGGGAAGGTATCGCTCCAGCTTTTCTCGGATCTCCTTTTTAAGCTTACCGAACGATTTGGCATTTTCGTACTCGACGCGCAACATGAAGTTCATCTGGTGAGCAATCCGGAGAATGTTTTCAGCCTGCTGGTCCGTAACTTCCTGTTTGGGATGTAGCCTTATTTTTTCGCCTGATAAAAGTAAAAATGTCAGCATGCGAAGCTGGCTCAAGGTGATGTCTCGCGACATAAACTGAGCAATATATCCAAGTTCATGCTTGAATTCATCAGCTGTCAGTTCTTCCCAGCTGTTTTTTAGCTGATAGGTATTTCCGCTGCTAAAAGGAATTTTTATCATGGCATGTAAAATTTGTCGTTATCGGTCAGGGTACTTTCGGGCATAATGTATGTTCCTGAATTTCGTGGAGCGTTGTTGGCTTCTTCGATTTTCAGAAAATATTGAGCGGCCTTATTGCGGAAGAATGCAGAAAGTGTGGTTTTAATTTCAGTTTCTTTTCCGTTTTTGGCATTGATTTCTTTTACAATGTCGTTACGGATTCCGCGTGGAAGCTCTGTGTAATCGAGCTGCTTACAGGCACGTGAAAGTGTTTCGTAAACAAGTGCCTTGCCAATTAACCACTTCATGTTCGAATCGGTAATTTCAGGAAAAGCTTTTAGTCTGGAATTGATTTCTTCGTTCTGAACTTCTTCGATGATGAATACCACGTTGTTGAAGAAATAAAATGAATCGACAGCTCCATAAAACCGCTTAAATTCTTTAGCATTTTTAACGAACAGGGTTTGACGCAGCTTGAACTGATCGGTATCGGCATAATCTGTAAAATCATCCGTATTCGACTCCAGGTGATTGAGCAGGAAGTTTAATTCGGTCCATGCATTCTCCAGGTAAGTTTCAATTTGTTGATCTTCCTGATATCGATACAGGTTGTTTTGAGTATTGTTTCGCTGCGATGCCTCGAAGATTAAATAAGGAATAGCGATAAGATTTGCCAATGCCGCACGTAAAAAACCAACTGCAATCCCATTTTTTGTGGTTTTGTCAAAGTCTGCGTCGGCATAATATGTTTTCAGCTGATCGTAAGTTTCCTGACCAATCAGGTTGACTAGTTTTTGATATTGTGGCCGGTAATGTGACTCAAAGTCATCAATGCGCCCATCGGTTGGCATTTGTGGGGCAAACTCGCGGAGGTCGGAAGGGTATGAGAAGAAATCAGTTATCATTTTTTCAGGATATTAAGAATTTCGGCCATTGTTGCATCTGTTTTATCCAGGCGTTTATTTACCTGCTCGGTAGATTTGTTTTGTTGGTTCTGCAGTCGATCGTTTGGAGAAATATCTTGCTGTTGCGATGGAACATCAGTATAAAGACCAAGGCGATATCCCTGTTTGTATAAAGCAGGGAAATTGATGCTTAAAGCTTCGTTCAATGCAGAGCAGCATACACGTTCGGCTGTTGGAAGATTGGCATACAGGTAAAGGATATAATTGTAATAAGCATCAGATCCTGACTTGCTGATTACTCCATCCTTTGATATGTTTGAAATGCTGGAGTCGATCCCGATCGAGCTGGTGATGACTTCATCAGCACGTTTATCGTAATCGTTCAACGCGGTGATGTATTCTCTGTATTTCATGTCAATCGGAACAATTTCCCATCCAACCGAATCGCCTTTATCGGTCGTATATTTGAATGAAGTATAGGTTTTGCCCTGATTTTTTACCCCGGAAAGGAACGAGGTTAGTTTGCGCATTTCAGCTTTTATGTAAGCATCAAGCAGGCCTTCGTGATATTCGGTACCCACTTCAATTCCATTAGGCTTCATCAATTCTTTTTCTGCAGTCTCGAGTTCTAAATTCGTGTCGCAGTAACCTCGAATTTTATTCTCAACGTATTCAACCCATTGATTCGGAATGATGACATGCACTTTTGCAGATAGTGAATTTTCGAGGTATGAGTTAATGTATAGGGGATTGCGATTGGTGGCGATCAACCAGTCTTTAATTCCAAAATAGAACTTATTTGTGCCATATATTTCGCCCGGATTGTGGTGTTTGTGGTAGCTTATTGCAACTTCAAAATCCATCACCTTATTTTGCCTGAAGCGTGGATAAACCTGCATTGATCTTTCTAATGCAGCTCCCCAGTTACCAAGAACAACCTGGTCAAAGTCTTTATCTTCGCAATTTCGGGTAAATGGATCAATTTGTTTAGTTGTAGCTAAACGACCTCTGAAATTTTCAACATGCTCCAATCCGGCAACAGGCATCATACCTAAACGCTTACCACGCAGAAAGCGCCATTTGGTCCAATAGTCCTCAAAGTAATAGGTATCTTTAATGACCTTATCGATGTATTGTTCAGGGCTATCGTTCAATCCAAGACGTTGCCAGTCGCCCAGCCAATTCTCAATTGATTCATTGTTTTGCCAATCACGATGCAGCTTCTTATCTTCGAATACCTGTTGGTAAACGAATAAGCCCTTACCATAGAGTAACCGATACTGTTTGTCTATCAATTCAGGAAGTATCCTGTTGGTAGAAAACATCATCTTGATCTCGTCAGGCAGCAGATTGTTTGCACCTTTTGCCAATACCTTACTACCATTAACGCTGAACAGTAATGGGCTTGGTAGTCCAGATGCCTGATTCATATCTATAGAGTCGAAACTGGTATCGATAGCCGAGGGTGTACCTTCACCCAATTGAAATGACATTAACGATCCATTGTTATTGTACCAGCCTAATCGGCCACCTCTGCTGTAGTCTTCCATGGTTATGTCCAGTTTACTTTGCGCATTTGATAATTGTCTGATGAGAAAGCGATGAAGCGAATCAATATGCGATAGCAAGTCTTTGGGTTGCCATCCTTATCGCTGAACAGAAAGAAGTTCTCTGAGTCACGAGAGAACTGATCCTCCGGAAGCTGAGTACGAACCTTACATTCTTTAATAACCCTGAGTTCAGCCTTGGCCACGCTCTTTGTAGAGTTATATGGGAAGAATGCGATGTTGAACTTTCCATCCGGAAGTTTGGATATTTCTTTTGCCAACTCAAGCGCATCGACGCCTCTCATTTCTTTCATGATTCGAATGTCGTTACACCATCGAAAAGCAGAAAGGACAAATTGAAATGCAGAAACATTATTGATTCTTTTATATATTTTTTCCTTTCGAATGCACCAAAGCACAGACCAGCGCACCAACGCGCTGAAACCCGCACCACCAAAGGGCTTGTCATATTTCCCGAAAAATAGGGGTTTTGCGATGCGAAACAGGAATTTAGCGGTGCGTACTTAAGCCAGTCGCTTCGCAACAATTTGCTTTGAAATTTTTTGAAAAAATCTCTGAAAATCAGGCGGTAAAAGTTTGATTTTATATCAGATCATTCGCTTTTCTATACTTTTTGAGCGATTATTGGCAAAAAAAATACATTACGTGCTCAAATTATCTGGCATGACTTGCTGGCGTTTCATGTTTGATGGTAGGAAATTTGAGAACAAACCATAAAGGCCATAAGTCATGGCGCTGGGGAGCTGAGTTGTGAGCCCGGCCTGATAGGGTAGTGCCACTTTCACCTCACTTGTTTTGTCCAATTCGATCTTTCCATCCGTATTTTTGAGTGGTGACAGGTGTATTGCTGATACCAGGTTCGGGCATTCATTCTCACAGATGCGAATGCGCGGAGTATTGCGCTGCTCTTCTCCGAATAAAATCAGGCCAAGCTTATAATGTTCATAGTAAAAGATCGTTCGTTGCTTCTCATTCTGAAGCCGAACCTTAAAGCCAAGCGCCTCCAGTTCCTGCTTTAATTGCTTTGCATCTGTTGTAATTTTCTGCTGGATCTCGCGTCGTTTGTTCCCTGCCCGGTCGTAGAATAGTTCAATGCGATGGCAGCTGCTTTCATCGTAGAAAAACGCATGAATAAGCCGTGCCATATCGCTTTGTTCTTTCGGATGCCACACGTAAAACTCTTTAATGATGCGCAGTTCGTTGGCTCTTTTGTTGAATTGCCCCACGATTACACTGCTAAAATGCCCGGGATCGTACATCAAAATCAGTGGTTCCTTCGGGTTAAAGTACTTCAGGTAACCGGCAGTAAGCTTAAAAGTGTCTTTTAAATCAAACTGAAGTATTGAATTATACTTGTAACTATCAGAAAAGCAGTGTTTTGATTTCTTGAAATTTCCAAAGAACATGTTAACGATCTGCTTTGGAGCGATGTTGCAAATGGCTGTCAGGAATTCATCCAGCGTCAGGGAGTCGAACTGAGTTTTAAAGAAGTTCACTCCTAAAATATCCTTATTAACAAACGAGCTGGCCGTGATGTAATACGTGCAGGCCTTGCGCTGATCGCGGATGATAGGCTCCCACATTTTAATGATGTGCTCGCGCTTCCAGATTTCTTTCTTCAGGTAATTGATCCGGTCGAGCTCTTTTGTTTGCCTGAGTTCATATTCAAAGTACATCATTTCAACTGTTGCATCGTTCAGGTGTTTGGCAGATGTGGCCAGTTCGTTGATTAGATCCTTATTCATGTTCTTTTCAAACTCTTCAAACCAGTTGTCTTCGCCCAAATCTACGCGGGCAGTATCTGATATTCCGGTGATGCCCTGATAGTATGGGCTTTTACGGTTCTGAATTGAGCCACCACGTAAGCCAGGGAAAATGCGGGTCTTTACTTTTTCGCCTTTGTTGTGCTTCATTTCCTCGATGAAGGCATGAACACCAGAGCGACCGGCCATCGAATCGGGCTGATCGGATGCCACCAACTGGAAGTGATGCCCGGTGCGGATAACGATCGAGTGTTTGGGATAGGCCACTTCGTATAATGGTTTTTTGAAGTGTGCCGGTAACTTCGTTGCGCCAACAACATAGTCGATACCTTCCTTAAACATGGGTTCCTGCTTTTCGCCAACAGGCTTTTTGAATCCTGCCAGTATTGCCGGGACCATGTTGATCATCGCTGCAGTATAGGTTTTATGAATCAGAAACGACAATTCGCCTGGCATGGAGAATGCCACCCGGAGCAGGCGAGGAATGAGTAAGCCTTCTGTTTTACCACCGGCGCGAGCAATGCGGGCAATCAGTATGTTTGGATCGATGAGATTGGCACGTATCTGCATCTTATTCATGTACGAATCTTCGAGTTCTGATATCTTATTCTGGTCCATTGTTGTCGATTTCTTCAATTATTTTGGCATCCTCAATTCCGGCATCATAAAGCAGTTTTCGTTTATCCGATTTGTCAACTGGGAGCTTAGTAATCAGCTCTAAATAGAACCCGTCGGTATGCTTTTTAGCAATTTCCTTCAGGTTTTTCTTTTCAAATCCGAGCTCTTCAAGGCTCATTTTGTCGCTGATCAGGAATATTGGTGGCTTCATATCGGCCAGCGATAATTCGGCATTTGCTTTTATTCGGTAGTCAGCAGCTTTCTCGTGGAAGATTCCGGCCTCCCGAAGTTTATCCTGGGCAATGGCAAGCTTGGTCAAATCCTCAAACTTATCGGCAGCATCGAGCAGCCAGTACTTATTCGAAACCGTGCAGTCCACATTAAAATACAACTTCGAATCGTTGATGCGCTGTTTGCAGGCCATCAGTCCGAGCGTGATGTTTTGTTTGGCCTTTATCCGCATTTTAAGAAGCTTTGCCGCACGGGTAATGTTTCGCTCCGTTTCCCATATTTCAACTGACCACGACAGCTGTTTAATGATCAGCTGCAGGTCTTCCGGTATGGCCTTCGACATTCCGGTTTCCATGAAGTGCTCAATGATATCCGGATGCAGCGATTCTATTCTGGCTAAGTAGTTCATATTCCAAAGAGTTCTTTTTTGAGACGTGATATTTTGGTCTTTTCCTGTCGTTCCTGAAGCTGAATGATCGCCATGATGTCGCCTTTTTCTGACTGTTTGGTCAGCTCAGCATCAATATTGTAGTCGCCAAACAGTACTCCCTGATCGTAAAACTTCCGGATCTCGCTGTCTTCGTCCTGAAACTCTACCAAAAAACGTTGGGAATCTTCCGAAGACAATCCAAGTATCTTGCAAATTTGCTCCGGTTCATACTTCAGCGCACCGTAATTCCTAATTTTTATGAGGCTACTTTGGTCCATAGTTGATCTTTAATTTCGTTCCACTGATATTCCTTACCATCCCGGATCAGCCGAATATCCTCGCTGTTTTTGTAGTTAAAATACCGGCGCACATCCTGATCCACATAAACCGGATCCAGTTCCATAGCGAAGCAGATGCGTTCGGTTTGTTCGCAGGCCATAATCGTTGCTCCGGATCCTGAGAAGAAGTCAGCCACGATCTGTCCGGGCTTAGAACTGTTCTGCACCAGGTATGCAATCAACCCCACCGGCTTCATGGTTGGATGGATATCGTTTCGAACGGGTCTGTCGTATTCAATAATGGTCGATTGTTTCCGGTCAGAATACCAGGAGTGAGATCCGGTAGGTTTCCATCCGTAAAGTATCGGTTCGTGCTTCCAGTGGTAATCCTGACGGCCCATTATAAAAGCCTGCTTCAACCAGATCAGGCATTGAGCCATTTTAAACTGAACATCGAGCAGCGCCTGCCTAAAACTGTGCCCTTCGGTATCGGCATGGAAGATATAATACGAAGCACCATCAGCCATCGCGCGGTACATGTTGCGGTAAAAGTCGAACAGGAACTGGTAAAACTGACTACCGGTCATGTTGTCGTTCTTAATTTTCAGGGCATCCTTGGTTTTGCCTTCGTAGTTCACATTGTATGGCGGGTATGTTACTGTCAGATTAGCAAGTTTTCCAGCCATCAACCGCTTAACGTCGCTCCAAACAGTACTACTGCCACACATCAGCCGATGTTTGCCCAGTAACCAGATATCACCCTCGCGTGAGAAGATATTCTGCTCATCCAGTTCCGGAGCTTCGTCTTCCTCAATTTCTTTGTATTCCGTAGTAATAGAAGCATGTTCTTTCTCAAATCCGAATGCTTCTTCACCAAAATTAAGGTTGAATCGCTGTAGAGTATCCATGCCGATATCATACTTTTCAAACAACTGTGTGTCCGGATTCTTTTTGGCAAACTCCGAGTTATAGGCGGCGATTTCTTCTACGGCCTCGCGCTTGTCTTTTGCCTGAATGGGTTCGTAAGGAATAGCCGGAATATTAAATCCATTTTTTCGGAGAGTTATCAGTGCCGATTTTCGCTGATGGGCGTCAATGATCCACAACTTTCCGTCTGGATCCTGCCAGGCTTTGAATGCATACTTGAATCCCCGGGTGATGATTAGCATCTGGAGCTTCAGGTTTTTGTCGGCATCGTAAATTTTAAAGTCTTCCTGCAGGTCGTTGAACTGGTCCACTTCTGCAGTGGGTAAATTACCCAAGTTATACACGGTGATCTCGTTCATTTTTTGTTTTCCTCCAACACTTCGCGCATGATTGTTTCGCGCTCTTTGTGCTTTTTTAAATTTTCACTGTCTTTTTCGTGTTGGTTTGGCGACCTTTTCTCGTTGTTGAGAAAACTTTGGTATCGGCTTACATTGTTTGCCGTATTGGTAAATTCTGCCAGAAAGCCAGATGTATCTTCCTTTAAAAGTTCCTGATACTTATTTCTGATGCTTTGGTGAACGATAAGCGGGTGTTTATTTTTCCACTTTCCTTTATCGTTAAAGTATCGGAGCTCATTAAAGGCCAGTATATTTCGGTTTTTAAGTTCTGCCAGATTAATAATCCGTTGTTCGGTGGGGTCTTTATCAACGACCGCATCAATTTCCTTCATTTTCCGATAGGTATTGACACGGTCGTTGTATAGAATTACAGCCCTTTGCACGTCCGGATCGGCTAGGTTATCCCATTTAATGTTGGGATATTCCTCTTCCTTCTGAACTATTCCGGATCCGGAGTGGCTTCGCTTTTTTTTTCTTCCTCCAGTTCCTCTTCCAGAAGTTCTTTTTCGGCTTCAGCATCTTCCAACTGCTCCTGAAGATTTTCATTTTCTTCAGTTAGTTCGTTCACAATTTCCAAATGCGCTTCAACCGGAATCATTTCTTCGCCCGATCCTTCCGAAACTTTGGGCAGGTTTAACCGGTAAGCATCCAGCAACGGAAGAAGTGTTTCTTTTTTGAAATTGATTGGAGTAAGTCCAATAATCCGGGCAATTTTAGCCAGTTCTGGTTGTGTTGTGGCACTTAAATCCAATGCAATAAGGCTTTTTTCGGTTTCTTTTTTGCGGATGTCAACCATTGCTGCCGACAAATAACCCTTATAAGCCGAAACATTGTTTTTCTGATCATCGGTCAGCTCAATACCTTCCGCTTCGAGTTTATCCATCAATTCGCAAACCGTATCGTCGGCCAACTTTAGTGTTTCAATGGTTTCAGGAACCTGGGCAGTGATTAACGATACCAATTTTTCAATAAGTTCGTTATTTTTTGATGCCGGTTTGCGGTAGCTTTTAATTTCTTCAACTGTCGCCACATCGAGCAGCGTCCAAAGTATCTCGCGCTGGGCTTTGGCCTGGTCAACAACACCCATTTTTAAAATGATGGCATCAGGTGCTTTTTTCGTGAGGAGTTCGCGATCACAACATAAATGTTCTGGATTCTGTAAGTCTTGGTAGGCTTTTTTCTTTTCACTAAAATTCATGATATCAGATTTAGAGTTAAAAATTCAATCGAATGATCAAATATATTTTGCATTGCAAAAAACCGAAAGGACATAAAAAAGCCCAGGCTCTAAATAGAGTTACTGGGCTTCATTGAAATATCAGAAAGTAGTAAAAAAAGGTCTCTTTACGTGCGACTGGTTTCAACCAATGTTGCGTCGTCCAAAACTTGCAAGGTTATGGAAGTTCCCGGACTAGCGGTCCATGTTTCACCAGCGCGAAGTACAAATACAGCACTGTCCGGAATAGTTGGAGCAATACCCGAGGCTGGTGCCAAAATGGTAATATACCTGCCATGATCAGCTTCAGTAATTCCGTCAACGGTTGCAATTGCAGCAGCTCCTGCCGTTAGCTGGTAGCTTGCCGAGGCGCCAATCGGAATTTCGGTTAATCCGGTACCAACAACAGTTGGAGCAGCAGCAGTAATGTCGCCCACATATTTCAGTGGTTGGCGCCAGTGCGTGTTACCAAATTCCAGACTGATGTATTTACCATCGCCATCCTGTTTAACCTCAAATTTCTTCAGTATAATCGGCTTGCAGAATGTGCCCACAAGTTCCTTATCAGAAGTTTCGCAGATTGCCCATACCAGAACAAAACCTTTTCCGGTATATTCTTCCACAAAATTTAGCGCCGCATCAGTGTATTTGATAATTATCGGAATTGTTTTGCCAAACGTAGGCGTTATCTCTCCGCTCTCACCGGTTCCGGTGTATTTAATAGAGTTTTCAACGCCTTCAAAATAATGCCAGTATTCTCCCGCCTTTAATGGTACCGTCGCTAATTGTCGCGATGCGTTGGGCAAAGGAAATGCGATCGAATCATCTATCTGATCCCTCGCAACCAGCCACAGTCTAAAGCCTATCTGATTGGCAGCCGTATCTCGCGACGATGGTTGTGCAAGGTTTCCCACATTGGCCATAGTCAGTAAAATAAGCATTCCCATGCCCATTTCAACTGTTGGCTTTACTGTGGTAGGATCTGAAACAACCTGAAAGGCCGAAACAGAAAAAAACAGCAGCATAGCAAAGGTGAACATCCGAAGAAGTAACCCGAACTTGCTTTGGTTAATTTTCCTGACCGAGTAGGCCAGTTGTCGTTTATTGTATTTCATATCGAAATCAATTTTTAAGAGTGAATAAAAGGGGTTCTGAGAACTCAGAACCCCGATAGATTATGAGCGGGCCTCTGGTAAGGTAGGCTGAACCAAAGCGTTCACCGAACGAACACCACCCACGCAACGTTCCAGTTCGCGGTAAGCATCACCGGCGTTGTTCAAAATTACCATCAGGTAATCGCCAACTGCTGTTGGAGTCCATGCAGCGGTAAGGTTTGCAAACTTGGCGGCTTTTTCAATGATCTGTGGTTGAGTTACCCCACCGCATTCAATGATATAAACCTGACCAGCTTTCGCGTTGGCAATGTCGGTAATTTTCTTTCCGGCAGTGGTA